TTTGGGATTTCACCATCGACACCGCCAGCGTGCCCCTGACATCGGCCATTGTGCCACATGAGGAAGTTGCCGCTGTCCCGGTCGCGTGGAACTTCACGGTTTCAACGGCTAGCGATCTATGCGACTGCGAACCTTGTAAATGCCCTTGTTGCATCTGCGGAAAACCGGCCAAACCCCGCGAAGCCGAACCGACGATTGACGCCCTAATCGGCCATCGACTCGAATACGCGAAGGCTCTCGAAGCGGCTGCGAAGCTGCGATGCCAGTTGATTGTCACGCGCGGCCTTGACGCCACCGAAACCGAACGATGGGCCAGTGAAGCGGAGAGACGCCGGGCACTCTTCGCAGTCGCGAAGCCGGGCCACAAATTCGACCATGACGGCGCGTTTCGGCTGGACTGGCATCGAATCGAAGGCGGATCAATGGGCGTCGGAATTGTGGAGACGCTGGAAACCAAGGCCGCTCCAATCGAGACGGTGGCGATGCCGGCGTATTCGATGCCGCCGGTGATGCTCAACTACGGTGGCGGTTGCCCCAACGGTCAATGTTCGAGGCGGTAACGCCACCAAGGTCGCACCGGTCAAGCCCTTGAAGAAGGACCGTCAAATGTCTCTCGGCTGGTTTGGAGTTTTGATACCGCGGCCATTTCGGTCGCAGACGTTCCGATTGAGTGGTTTCGTGTTCAAGGTCCGGCGGACGCTGTCGCGTCCAGGTCGCCTTGGCGTTGCTTCAAAGGAGAAAGATAGCATGGCTTGGAATTACGCTTTTGGTCCGTTTGACCCGCCTTCCGCGCCCGACGTTGTGTCGCGCGAAGTGACGGTTGAACTCAGTGACGGCAGTCCGTCGATCGTACTGACTTATCCGGTTGACCAGATGCAGACCGACGTCATCACGGTTCCCGAGGGCAACCACATCAAGGTGAGCTACCTCGAAATCGACGACGCAGGCAACAGATCGGGTTCGGCGCCATTCCTGGAAGACGACGCAATCGACAAGCAGGCTCCTCCGGGTCCGACCAACCGACTTGGCATTGTGACCAAGGTCGAAGTCTAACAACCCCAAACGACGCCCTGAGTATCCGCAGTCGCGGACCGCCCCCGGCTTGCCAAGGGCTCATTCCCCAACTGGCAAGCCGGGTTTTCAAAACATCAGACATTCGCCAGGAAGTGCGATTAGGCCGCAAGGAAGCGGCCGAACTTTGATTCGGAGAACTGCAAATGGCATGGTCCGCGAAACTGGAATCAGTCGAAAAGAAGGACGGCATGGTTTACGTCGGCGTGACCTACGTCAATGACGATCCGACCATCAAGCCGATTCAGGCCGCGCCGTTCGGCGACAACCTTGACGCCGACGCGATCAAGAAACTTGTCGCGTACAAACTGCGATCGCTCAACGCTTGCGATGATGCTTTCCGGTCGTTTGCCGATGCGAACATGAAAGCCGGCGACACGATCCATCCGGCGGATATTTCGGTCAATCCGGAGCCGTTGAAGTAATGGCGTATTCACTGGTCGCACATGCCGCCATCGGTGGCAATAATCCAACGACATCGGCGATCGTCACGACGGGCGCGAACCTCATCGTCGTGTTAGTCACTGAATACCTGTCAGCGGCATCGACTTTGAGCGATTCCAAGGGTAATACTTGGACATCGTTGACAGCAAAAGTAGTTGGATCGCATTCAGCGACGACTCTGTTTTATTGCCTAAATCCAACCGTCGGCAGCGGACACACTTTCACACTGGCAGGCGGATTGTTTCAAGGGCTGTTTATCCAAGCATGGAGTGGGGCAGCGGCAAGTTCGGCGTTCGATGCGCAAAACGGAGCAACGTCGGCAAGTGCGTCGAGCCTTGCGACCGGAAGCGTTTCGCCGGTAGAAGATAACGAATTGATCGTGAGCGGCACATGTCATTACACATCGACCGGACCATCGGTTAATTCGTCATTTACGATTTCGGATTCTGCTCCGTACTCAGCTGGAGTTAATCTCGCTGGAAGTATGGCGTATCTAGTTCAGACGACGAAAGCGGCTGTCAATCCAACGTGGTCATGGACTGGAGCGAATGGCTGCGAAGCGGTGATTGCGTGCTTCAAAGCTGCTTCCAGTGGATTCTACGGCCGTCCATACTACGACCGACTTCTAACGGGGGTGCCGTTGAATGTTTAAGAATACTGCCTCGCAGAAGATCGCCGTATTCGCGTTCGACGCGACAACCGGACTGCCTAAGTCTGGCGATGCCGCGAACATCACAGCCTACGTCTCGAAAGACTGGGGAACCGTGACGGTCCTGGGTGACACGTCGGCAACCGAAATGGATGCGACGAACGCCAAGGGCTGGTATTTGTTCGACCTGACTCAGGCCGAAACCAATGCCGACGCGTTGCTGTTTTCGGGGAAGTCGTCAACGTCGAATATTAGCGTGGTTGGTTGTTTGGTTTTCACTACGCCGGCGAATTTCTCAGCGTTCTCCGTGGACTCTAGCGGCCGTGTCGATGTTGCCAAAATCAAAGGCACGGCATCCGCTGGTACAGCCGGCTATGTTGGCATCGACTGGTCAGTGGTTCTTAATTCTGATTCGATTGTGAGCTTGTCGGCGACGACGGTTGCGACTGTGACAAACCTGACCGGAAAAACCGGATTCTCTCTCGCGACGACGCAGACGTTCAACAACACGGGAACCTGGACTGGCAACCTCGTTGGAACGGTTTCGACCGTCACGACAAACACCGACATGATTACCGCGGCACAAATCAGAACGGCGGTCGGCCTTGCGACCGCGAATCTCGACACGCAACTCAGCAACATTGGAACCTCGTCCACAATCGCAACCGCCGTGTGGGCGAAAGACCTGTCCGCACCTGCGACCGCCGGAACCGCTGCCGACTACCTCAAGGACGCGGCGGCGATGACGGACCAATGGTTCACGATGACGGCACTCAATGCTGGTAATTATCGGTTCACGGCGGCAGCGTTGGCTTTGGCGTCTGGAAGTGGGGCGACCGCTGCGGACATTTGGGCGTATGCGACCCGCACTCTAACCACGATCGGCGTCACGACATTTACCGGGCCAGTCATTGGGACCGGCCAACTCAGCATCATGCAGGGCGACACCTACAACGCCGACTATGGCAACGCGATATCGAAAACCTTCTCCGGGTTCCCTGACCTGACGACGGCCGATTCGATCACGTTCAACGTCGAACGCGGCGACGCCGACAGTCGGCTATCGGTCGATTGCGTCGACATCACTTCAACCACGCTCAAGATTGAACTCACCAGCGCCCAGACGCGGGAACTTAACCCGACGCCGTTGGTCGGCGGCCCACTCTACAACTATCGGATCGTGGCCCATTTCGGAACCGACGGCGAGGATCATGTAACGCTCGAATCCGGGACGATGGCAGTAACGAAGGACGCGGAATAGATGCAGGCTATTTCTGGAAGGACGACGATGTTGGAAAACCCCAAGCGGAAGCCGGGTCGGCCGCCGGACTCGGCGCCGGCGATTCCCCAGGTCGATCATGTGCCGACGATCTGCCCGGCGTGCGGCTCCAAGCGTCGGGAATCGTATTATGGAACAACAACGCTCGATTACGCCGGCGAACGCCAAGGGGTGCCGTACTTGCGGATCGTAATTCGCCGAACCAGTTGCAGCGATTGCGGGCAACACAGAGTCGATAGGTGCTACGAATGAACGGGCGAACCGAAGCGGCGCGGCTTTCGAATACCACCGAACGCACAGATCAATACACGCGGACGCAATTGGGCGAATTGAAAACCAAAATCCTCAAAGTCGAATGCGAAACCATCAAATGCGGTCGTCTTGAGTTCTCTGGTTCTCCTGGAACGAAGGTTCTGCTCGACGGTGTTGAACTCAAAGGCGTCCGCGACATCATGGTTTCATCGAAGCTCGGCGAGGTCATGGTGGCGACGATGGACCTGGTTGTTGACGAAAGGTTCAAGCTATGACATTCGCCGCGCAAATGGTCGCCAAATACGAAACGCTCCTGCTGGCCTCGGCTGGCCTCAAGATGGTCATGGTCGATGGCCAGTCGATCACCTACGGGGAACTGGAACAGAAGTACGATTTTTGGGCAAGGAAATTGGCGGCGGAAACCGGGACCAAGCCGCGGGCGTCGCGGATTAAATTGGATGGGTTTTGAATGAAGTGCGACTACTGCTATGCAAATGCTGACATTGCATTCATCCCAAAGGGACAGACGAACATTCTGTATGCCTGCGAGCAACACAAGATCTTACTCCCCGGATTTCTCGAAGGCGCGAAGTCTGAGTTTCCGTGCGAAGTCTGCGGATACAAGGGCATGCACGTTGTTCGCGACCTGCAAGAAATCGAACCGCTTAAGGCTCTCAATGGATCACTTTGGAAGCAAGTCGAAATCCATTCGGTCCATATTTTCTGCGAGAAACATAATCGACTGAGTATCGAGTATCCCCGAAAGGCAGCCGCATGAACAACTTCGCAATCTCCACCTACGGAGTAAGCCCGCAAACGATCAGACCGCCGACGAAGTTCGCCTACGACGCCGTAACGTCCAAAGGTAAACGCCGGCAACCGAACGGGATCCTGCGCAGCGAGGACGCTGAGCTATTTCCGGAACAGCGGCGATTGCTCGTCTCGGGAACCCGCGACCTGCAACGCAATTTCGTGCTGCCAGGCTGGATGATGCGCAAACATCTCGACTACGTTGCGACGTTTTCCTTTCAGTCCAAGATCGGCGACAAGGCCAAAGACAAGGCGGTCGAGAAGTTCGTGGAATCCTGGTCGAAGCCGGGAAACTGCGATATTGCCGGTCGGCATTCCCTGCAACGCATGATCTGGATCGCCGAAATGTCCAAGATTCGCGACGGCGACATTGGTTGCATCCGACTCAACTCCAAAAGGCTGCAATGGTGCGAAGGGGATCGGATTCGAACGCCAAATATCGGCGGCGACAGCACCAAGGATCCTGGCAACCTGGATCAAGTGATTCACGGCGTCAAATGCAACAAGGCAGGACGGGCGTTGTCGTATGCGATCAATAGCCGCGGATGGGGGCCAAGTGGGCTATTTCCGGGATTCTCTGATTCATTGCTGTTCGATCGCTGGATAGCGGCGGACAACCTGCACCTGCATGGCGCCTACGACCGCTTCGACCAAGTTCGCGGCATTTCTCCGCTGGCTCCGTGCGTGAATCACTATCAGGACATCTACGAATGTTCCGACTACGCACTGGCGAAAATGAAGGTCCACCAGCTATTTGCCATGATCTTCTTTCGCCAAGCGTTCGATTCAGTCGGGTCTACCGAAGATGATCCGAACGACGCCGGCTATGAAGTCGATTTCGGCAAAGGTCCGATCAAGCTGGAACTCGACCCTGGCGACGACGCGAAGTTCTTGGAATCGCAAACCCCATCGACCGAGTTTCAGCAGTTCATGACATTTATGATCGCGATGGTGCTCAAGGCTCTCGACATCCCATATTCGTTTTACGATGAGGCCCACACCAACTACTCTGGCGCGCGTCAGGCATTGTTGCAGTACGTCGAATCAACGAAGCGATCGCGGACGGCGCTCAAGGATTTGCTCGACTGGATCATTCAATGGCGGCTTACGCTGGCGATCATGGACGGTGAACTGCCGGGAATCCGGATCGAAGAACTCGCCTGGCTGTGGATTCCATCGGGGATTCCGTGGATCGACCCACTCAAGGAAATGGAAGCCGACGCCGGGAGCGTCGAGAACGGTTTCAACTCGACGCCAGACATCACCATGCTGCGCACCGGCCGGGACGCCTACGAGATTGCCGACGCGCAGTTAGCCTACGTCAAATACCGCGAGCAGATTGGCCTGCCGCCGTTGCCTTCGAGCATCAAGCCGGCGGCGGCGCAGGATAACAAGCAACCGCAGGACCAAGCGGCTTAATTTCGCAGTCCGAAATTAGACTATTCCAATCGTCGCGTTGCTCTTGATAATCAACAACATGAGCAACCCCGTTACTCGCAAGTCGATCCCGAACGATGCCGCACGGTTTACCGCGCCGGTCAAGTTCGCCGACGACTCAGCGGATAACGAGATTTCAATTTTGGCGAGAAGTGCCGATCCGATTCAGCATTGGTTTTGGGGTAAGAACGTCCATGACTTTTCGGGAATGAAAATTCCTGACCGGATTCCGCTCGACCACAACCACGATTCGGAACATGCGATCGGATTCGCCGATAAGTTCGACGTTGCGGACGGATTAAAGATCTGCGGCAAGTTGACGCCATTCAAGGCGGACGACAAGGCCAGTGAAATCATCCATCAGCGAAAAGCCGGCGTGCCGTATCAGGCGTCAATTTTCTTCGATCCAAACGAATTGGTCGTCGAGGATGTTCCTTCAGGCATGTCCACGCAGGTAAACGGCAAGAAGTTCGACGGCCCAGGCGTGATCTTCCGGCAGTCAGTGCTTCGCGGCGTTGCGGTCTGCCTCTACGGCGCCGATCGCCATACGTCGTGCGATATGAAATTCTCGGCCACGCAATTCAATGTCTCAATGTTCAAGGAGCCAGTCATGGCCGAAGCAGTCGAAACACCCGTCGTCGAGGAAGTCGTCGAGGAAACCCCGAAGACGGAACTGAATCAAAAGCCGAAGGCTCCCAAGGCCAAGCAAAAGACCGGGCCCGAGTTCCTGTCGGCGTTCGGCTCCGATGGCGGAGTCTGGTTTGCCGAAGGCAAGTCCTTCGACGAAGCCCAAACGCTGTTCAACGCCAAGCTGGTCCAGTCCAACAAGGATCTGGAAACCAAACTGGCGGCGGCGAACCAACAAATCACGGCGCTACGGGGTGAAAAGGAACCGATTTCTGCCGACCTGGCCGAGAAGGAACGCGACCCCGTGAAGGCGAAACAGGCTGCGGAACTTTCCATGAAACTCGGCAGCGAAACCGCGGCCAAAGCCGCAATGGCGATCAAACTTCCTGTGTAGATCAATGAAGCAATCTGGATAGGCTTAGCGGCCAAAAAGAGGAATCTGCATCCTCCTTCCAGAGAACACAATCGCAGACTGGCCGCGTGCAGCGCGGGTCGATGACCGTTGGCTTTCATTACACTTCTGGACATTGCCCGTCGCAATGGCAGCGATTTGGCCACTGGCCTGATCGACGAAACCTCCAAGGCGCATCCCGAACTTTCGCTCGGTGCTTCACGCACCATCAAGGGCATCAAGTTCAAAACCTTGGTTCGCACCGGATTGGCCTCGCCATCGACTGGGTCGTTCCGTGACGCCAACGCCGGTACGGCGGGCATCAAGAACACCTACGAGAATCGCGAGTTCGAAACCTTCATCTGTGAACCCCGCTGGATCGCCGACAAGGCGGTTGCGGATCGCAGCGAAGACGGCGCGCAGGCATATCTCTTCCAGGAAGCCCAGGGGGTGATGGAAGGGGAAATGCAGGCGATCTGCCGGCAGTTCTACTACGGCAACACCTCCACGGTTGGCGTCGGCAACACCAAGGGCTTTCCCGGCCTGGTTGACGTTTACGATTCCACCAACATGGTCGTCGACGCCGGCGGCACGACTGCCGACACTGGTTCATCGGTGTGGTTCGTCAAGTTCGGCCCGCAAAACGTGCAATGGCTGTGGGGCGAAAACGGCGCCATGACGCCGAGCGACGTTCGGATTGCCGACATCATCGACCCGGCCGATACCGCGACGCCTCCGACCAAGTATTTCACCGGCTACGTCCAGACCATGCTGTACTACCCCGGCCTGCAATGCAGTTCGATTCGGTCGATGGTCCGCATTAAAAAGCTGACCGCCGATTCCGGCAAGACTTTGACCGACATCCTGTTGTACCGGGCGCTCGCGAAGTTCGAAGTTGGGATCGTTCCGGACATCTGCCTGATGAACCGCCGGTCACTGCAACAGCTTCGCGAAAGCCGCACGGCGACCAACGCCACTGGCGCTCCGGCCCCGAACCCAACCGAAGTCTGCGGCGGCATCCCGATCGCTTTGACGGACTCGATCCTGAACACCGAATCGCTGACCGCTTACTAATGCGGCGCGTTTGAAATCTGAACCGAAAGGGCAATTGAGCCATGAACTCTTTGAATCTTCGCGACGCGCAGGTCAAGTCCAGCCGGGTCATGCCGTCCGCGGCAAGCACTGCGGTCACTTCGGCTGGCATCGACTTGATGAACGGCACGACTGGCAACTTTTGTGCGCCATGCGATGCTCTGGTAACGGCCCCGGCATTGACGACCACGATGTTGCCCGACACCCGGACCATGACCTACGACATCGTTCATTCGGTCAACTCGGATATGTCCAGCCCGGCGACGTTGTACTCGGCGGTGATTACGCAGACCGGTGCGGCCTCGGCGGGCGCTGCGGCGACCACCTTCCGGGCATCACTGCCGCGAAACGTCCGGCGCTATGTCGCGCTCAAGGTGACTTCGGGCGCTTCGACGACCGACGCCAGCACTCTTACCGCTTACTTGGAACTCTTGTTTTAGGAGCCATCATGGCTGCGACACTCGCAACTTTTTCGGCGTCAAACGTGGCGGCTCAGGCTGTCTCGGTGGCGCTTGCCACGACCTATACCGGCCTGTGCATTTCCAATCCGGTCGGCAGTGGCTTCAATCTACAAATGATCGGGGCGCAGTACGCGCTATCGGTGGCTCCAGCCGCGATCGCGTCACTGCACCTGATCGCCGGCGGCTCCTCGGCTGGCGTTGCAACCCATACGACACCGTTGGCCGCCCCTGGCATTCAGTGTGCCATTATCAGCGCTAATGCCGGCGTTGCCGGCGGCGTCTCTGCGGTCGCCAAGGCGGACTCCGCCTGCACGATCGTCAACCCGTATTACCTGATGAGCCTTGGCAGCGGCTTTACCGCTGGTGCGCTCTACGGCACCACGCCAAGCTGGATTAATCTGGACGGCTTGTTCACGATCGCTCCGGGCGGATGGATCGCCTTCGGTGCACTGACGGCCGTTACGGGATTCGGAACATTCATGTGGCGGGAAGTGGCCATTTAAGTGGGAGCCTGGGCGGACTCATTCGCGGGCGCTCTGGCAAGTATCCGCAACGCAACTGGCGTTAGTGTGGTGTACGCCCACGGCGATTTCTCGCTGACGATCGACGCGGCGACCAAGGGCAAATGCCAGTTCGAAAACCTGACGGACTTCGGGATGATCGGCGTCGAGGGGACGGACTGGTTGATCCCGATGAGCGATCCAGGATTGACGTTGACGAACAGTGTCAGCGCGACGGAAGTGACGGTCCCGATGCGGGGCCACACGATCACCGAGACGGTCGGCAGTGTGTCGCTGACGTTCGAAGTGCAGTCGCCGCACAAGGATATTCCGGTTTGGGCCTGGAGCGATCCGGGCCGGACCTCGATTCGCGTCCACACAAAACTGGTTGAAACATCTTGAGGTGACGAATGGCAGTTTCGGTAGTTCACGGCAGCACGATCCAGACCACGGAAATCATCGCCACTAACACCGGCTCTGCCAGTGCGGCAAACCGCACCGTGACGCACACGCAGTACGATATTTCGGAAACGCTCAACTCGGGAAGCACTCCGGTTGCCACTCAGATTGCGGCATTCCTGGCGACGCTTTCATCTGGCGCACTCACGATCAGCTTGGCGGCGCTCACCGGAACCAATGGCGCGACCATCGACGGAACCGGCCAAAGGGTGCAGGTGGTTCGGATCACCAACCTCGGCGCCAACGCCATGACCATCAAAAAGGGCGCTTCGAACGGCCACGACCTGTTTAGCACGACTGACGGCTACACGATTACGGCTGGCGGATTCATTCACATCAAGACCAACAACGTCGGCACGGCGATTGACTCGACCCATAAGAATTGGGACCTGACCGGTACCGGCGCTCAGACGGCACAATTCACGATCATCCTGGGGTAACGCATGGCCTCACGGGCGATCACACTCGCGACAAATATCGTGACGGCTTTGAACGCCAATACGTTCTCGCTGGCGTTCACGGCCGAACGCGCCTACGAGCCGGACGTTGTCCTTACCGACCTCGCGACACTCAAGGTATTTGTGGTCCCGCACGCCAAGGCGGAAAAACCGATTGGGCGACGGCCGACCAATCAGGCTCCAGTGTGCGAAGTCGGAACCGTCATCGAAATCGGTGTCCTGAAACATATCGGCAGTCCGGCTCCCGCGTTAGTCGATCCCCTGACGGCGTTGGTCGAGGAAATCGGCGACTACCTCAAGGGCCATCAGGTCGCGGACGCGCAATGGATGGCGCTCGAAAACGATCCCATATGGTACAGCAATCATCTGGTCGACGCCGGGCAGTTCACGTCGGTTCTCAAACTCACCTATCGGGGGCAGGCATGATCTTCGCCACTCTCGATAAAGCCAAGTCCTATGCGTTCAAGGCCGACGCAATTGCGCGGCAGCTTTGGAAGATGAATCAATATGCCTTGAACCGGGCCGGCGCTTTCGTCCGCACGACGATGAAGCACTCGATTCGTCCGGGTGGCAAAAAGAACGCCAGTTCGCTACCCGGGCAACCGCCACGCGGACACGGCCGACAACTGCTGCGCAACTTCGTCCTGTTCGACTTCGAAGAACTCCGGGTCGATGTCATCATCGGCCCGAAGAAGTTGAACATGGTCGACTACGACCTCAAGATGAAGCCGGTCAAAGGCACGATCCCGCAAATCCTGGAGTACGGCGGCGACTACCTGCAAAAGCAGGTGCAACTCCACTCCGGCCTTTGGGTCCGACTCGACAAACGCAAGAGCAAGAAATACGCCGGACGGCCGACGCGGTTCGCGATCAAGCATATGGAACCGCGGCCGTATGCCCGACCCGCATTGGCGAAGGAAGTCGCGGCCGGAACCATTCCCAGGGCTTGGGATCACGCCCTGTTGCGGGTCGCCAAAAAACTTTGATTTGAAGGAGATTAACACCGATGCCAGCAACAGACTTTCGTACCGGCTTGCAGTGCAAGACCTACTACAACTCGGCGACCTACGCTTCGCCAACCTGGGTGGAAATCGTCAACATCAGGGACGAAGACCTGGACATGACGATCGGTGAAGCCGATATGTCGCGCCGGGCCAGCGATTGGGAAGAAATCGTCGTCACCTTGAAGAAGGGGACGTTCAATTTCGACGTCGTCTACAAGTACGGCGATGCGGTGTTCACCGTCTTGCTCAATGCGTTTCTAAATCGAACCGCCGTCGAATTTGCGTTCGCGGACGGGGCGATTGCCACTTCGGGAACGCTCTACCTGCGGGCGACCTGCTACGTCGGCGGCGTCAAGCAGAATCGCAAACTCACCGAAGGCGTCACCTATCCGTTCACGCTGCGGGTAGCGGCTTCGGACAACGCGCCGTCGAAAACTTTGGTTCCGTAACAGGGAGATTTCGTGCAGAGCTTCAAGGATTCCGAGGGTATCGAATGGTCGGTTGCAGTCAATGTCAAGACCGCCAAGCGGGTCAAGGAACTGTGCAAGGTCGACCTGACGCAAATCGACGGCGACCTGGTCGAGCGGTTCGCGAATGACCCCTGCCTGGCGTGCGACGTGCTGTTTGCTCTGGTCGTGGATCAGGCAAAAGAACGCAACGTCGACGACAGTGAATTTGCCTCCCGGATGGGCGGCGACGTTTTGGAACGAGCCGGCGATGTCTTCATGGAAGAACTCGTCGCTTTTTTCCCATCCCGGACCCGGCCGATGCTCGCAGCGGCGGTGTCGAAGGGCAAACAACTGCAAGCGACGATGGTTCAAATGGCGGTGGCCAAGATGGAGAATCCCGAAACCGAAGCCTTGCTGATGAGCCACTTCGAAAAAACCTTGGTGGACGCTGGGAAGACATTTATCGGCTCGCCGGCGTTGTCGGCGTCAACCCCGATCCCTTCACCCTCCGCGAACTGATCTGGATGTACGAAGGGCGGCTCGATCACGACTGGGACTGGGTCGCAAGTCTGCGGTACACGGTGGCGGCGTTCAGCATGGGAGGGTCGGATCAAATGCAACCGCTCGACTTCCATCCGCTCTACCAGGCGAAGCTGGCCAAAGCCGCAAAGAATACTCGGCTATCGCCGCGGGAGTCAATCGAACTGCTGGCAAGCGTTTTCATGCGTGGAGAAATTCAAGAATAAATGGGCATGACCGCCGGGGCAATTGAAGCGGGGGCCGCTTTTGTTCGCATCTTCGCGGACGATAGCGCAGCCACGCAAGGATTGCGGAAGTTTCAGGCGAAGTTTAAAGCATTCGGTGCAAGCCTGCAAACCTACGGGCTGGCGTTCTCGGCGGCTGGGGCGGCGCTCTCGGCGCCCTTTGCGTTCGCGCTCAAGACCTTTGCCGACATGGGCGACGAAGTCGCGTCATTCGCGGCAAAGACAGGAATGGCTGCCGACGCGGCTTCGGAAATGTTGTTCGCCGGCAAGGAACTCAAGATCTCTTCGGAGCAGTTGTCGACCGGCATTGACTTCATGGCTAGAGCGATCGGCGAGGCGGCCACGGGAAGCAAACAGGCCAGGTACTACCTACAGCAACTCGGCATTTCAATTGACGACATTAAGAATAAGGCGGTTCCCGATCAATTCGACATGATCGCCGACGCGATCGGCAGGCTCAACAACGACACTGCAAGAGTTACAGCCGCGAGCCACTTCTTTGGCCGGTCTTATCGCAACATGCTGCCGGCGTTGATCCAAGGTTCCGAAGGGATCGAGAAGCTGCGGCAACGGGCGCGGGAATTGGGAATCACGATGTCCGTCGAGGACGTCGAGGCCGCCCGGGGTTTCGCGATGGCGATCCGGGAATGTTGGCAACAGGTGCGACGCCTGGCGTTCGGCGTTGGCGGGCAACTAGCCTCGGCGATGCGTGCTGGGATTGCGCAGTTCCAGAAGTTTATGAAGAACCTGATTGACGGCACGGTCGAACATCGGCGGCTGATCGTTTTGGTTGCTGCGGCCGGCGTTGCCATGACGGTGTTCGGCGGAACGCTCCTTGGCGTCGCGTTGGCGTTCAAGGCGGTCGGCCTGGCGATGGGGCCGGTGATCTTGGCTTGGAAACTCATGGGGGTGGCGGTGGCGCTTCTGGCGTCTCCGCTCGCATGGGTCGCATTGGCGATCACTGGGCTGATTGCGGCCTTTGCGACCTGGACCAAGACCGGCCAAAAGATGGCGACTGCGGCCCGTGGATTCTTCGCCGACATCTTCGAGAGTGCGAAAATCACCTTTGACGGCGTCGCGGACGCGCTGTTGTCCGGCAACATCGAGACGGCGGCAAAAATCCTTTGGGTCGGCATCAAGATTGAATTCTTGAAGGGTAAAGACGCCGTGTTGCAGTCCATTAAGGATTTCGGGACGGCGGTCTATGCGGCATTTGTAGCGACCTTCGCGGACGTGACGAACCTGTGGCGTTCCTTTATGGCGAATTTGCCGAAGCCACTCAAAATTCTCGGCGGCATCCCGAACTTTTCCCCGGAAGCATGGACAAAGCCCGGCGGGAATCCATTGCTTGGCGGCGGCGCTATTCCCCCAAAGGAAGCGCCGGCCGACCCGAAAGCGGAAGCGGCCAATAGGGCGAAAGAATCCCAACGGATCGCGGACGCGGCAAACGCGAAAGCGGCTTCGGCGCAACGCGACTTTGACGCGGCCGAAAAGGACAATCTCGAAAAGACGCAACGGCTCGAACAACTGCGGGCGATTCGCGAACAACACAAGCGGATGTTCCCCGAAGACGACAAGGCGGTTCTCGATGCGGCCGAGGCTCAACGGCTGGCGTTCCAAAAGCAAAAGCAGTTGCAGGCGGAATTGATCGAAGCCAACCGGGCCAAGATGGCGACCGAAGAAGCAGCGGCACGCGACGCGAAGCTGGCTCCTCCTGCCGATACATCGGCGTCCGATGCAGCCAAGGCGTCTGGCGATGAAATCGCACGGGTCATCAAGGATAACCTCGGCGAAGCCAATCCCGAGATTGCCCGGCTGAAAGCCGAACGGGCAAATCTGATTGCCCAGGCCAAAGCGGCCAACGGTCCCGCGAATCGGCCCGGCGTCAAAGATCTCAAGGAATTTGATCTTTCTGGAAAAACCGGACAGGCCCCCATTGGAACCTTCAACGCTCTTGCGGCTGGCGGCTTTGGCGGCGGCGACACTCAAAAGAAGATCGAGGCCAACACGGCCAGCACGGCGGGCATTCTGCGGAAACTCTACGACAAGATTTCCGCGTCTCCTGGCATGACCTACGGATAGGAGAACGCCTTGGCAATCACCTGCGAACTCAACTTCGACGGTCCCGGCGGCGTGGAATCGGCCATCCCGACGAACTCGTTCTATCACCTCAACTACAACATCATAGGGACGGATCCGAACGACTTCGCGACTGCAAAATCTACTCTGTATGCGACCGCGCCAAGCAGCTACCTTGGCTACAACCTCTCGGCTTACGGCGTCGATCCGGTTCCGGGATCGACGACCTGCTGGAAGGGGTACGCGAACTACTCGAACCTTGGCGGGTTTGATCCGACGATCACGGATTACTCGTTCGATACTGGCGGATTTACTGCGAAACGGTTGTTCGCCAGGGAACACCTCGGCGACTTCAAGGGCAGCGAAGATGGTGCAGGCATCTTTCCGCCGAATCATCGGGGCGCTATCGGCGTCACTCAGGACGGTCACGTCGAAGGCGTGGAAATCCCTTATCCGATTTATAACTGGTCGGAAGCCTTGACGGTCCCGGCCGCAAGCGTCACTACCTCCTACAAGTTGGCTCTATTCAATCTCACGGGACGCATGAACCATGCGGCATGGAAGGGATTCTCGAAGGGAGAGGTTCTCTTCCTTGGCGCGCAAGGCACGCAGCAGAATGGCGGCGCTGTGAAAATCAATTTCAAGTTTTCATCGTTGCCGAATGAAACCAATATACCAGTCAGTCCCACCTTGAGTATTCCTTTCAAGTATGGATGGGATTATCTTTGGGCGGAATTCGAAAACGACGTCTCCGACCATCACTTGATTACCCGTCCGGCATGGGCGCACACTGAACGGGTATTTCTCTTCGGCGATATGACGCTGCTCGGGATCGGGAGCTAGACCGATGGCGATACCGGGCGGATTCGTGACGGCTGGCCAACGGGTGGAACTGCTCGCCGAGGACTTCAACGGTTGGCAACAGGCGGCGAAGCTGGCGAAGGGCGGAACTGGCGGGGCGTCGGCGGTTTCGCTTTCAAGCCGGGACTCCTCGACGATCCTGATTCGGCAACCCGAAGGATTCAGCCGCGGCGTCATCGAACGCTTTCAGGCTGTGGTACCGGAGGAACCTGCCATTGACCCTGCGGACAACCTGACCGATTTCCAAAATACCGTCGTGTTGAACGGACGCGGCGCCACTCCAACTTCATGGCGCACTCTTGCGGGACAGGCATACGGACGCTTCGCGATCGCTCAAGAGCCGATTACGATGAACGGTGGAATCGGACGCTGCAAGATCAACGGCATCACTCCAGTCAAAATCGACTTCTCGGACGGGCTGTTCGACCGTGCCGACATTGACGCCAACAGCTTGAAGTCCGCTCCTCCTCGCCTGGACCGGCTGTACGCTCATCCGGCGGGTTCAGCAATGATTATCTGGCGCGAAGCTGCGGACGGATCGGACGGACTTCGTTGGGCAGTCGTCGCTCTCAACTTCGGGGCATGGTGGACGCAACCGCTGCCCGGCGTCACGAATGCCGCAATCGCTGCCGGAGCGTTCGGCGACGTAACCGTTATGGGAATGACTATGAGTTGCCAAAACTCCTGGGCGATGACTGCGGCGACTTCGGGCGTGAAATGCTGGGTACAGTGGAATCCGGCGATCGGGTTCCCTTCCATCGTTCCATTCGAGTGTGGGTGACAAGATGGCGTTCGCAACTTGTCCGACCTGCGGGTGTGCTGGCACGCATTTGTGCTGCTTGGCTGGCAAGAACTACGCGGACGGATCGGACTACGCCAGTTGTGATGGCGGTGGAACGGGCGTTCCATGTTCTTCTGCTTGCGAAATCACGGCATGCGCCGAAGTTACCTTAACGACGACGATCTGCGGCGTTGGCTACACGGCCTGCCTTAAAGGGCCGGGGCTGCATTTGACGGGAACCGGAACGCATTCTTCCAGTTGGACAATGGACTTGGTCGCTGAGTTGGTTCCTCCGGACAATTTGTGTACGCGGTACTACGTTTCGAAGATCACAATGAGTTGTCCAGATGGCTCGGTGACGTGGGAATGGTTGACGCCATGTCCAGAGGGCGGAGACCCCGACGACGACCGCGACGGCTACTCAGTTACGGTTTCGGATTCGTTTTCGGCGTGCGGCTGCCCGGACTTCGTCGCAACGCTGGCGTTCTATTCGATCGACTGGACTCTTGCGGACCATCCGGCTTCGATTGATATTGTCATTGCGGGCGCAACCGGAAGCTGCTGCACGAAACTGAACGGCACGCAAACGCTCGACTATGCCGGAATCACGGAACATTTGCCAAGCTGCGTCACCACGCATACGGCGGACGCATTTCTGTACCGCAAAATCTTCCCGGCGGACGGGCCTTGTCCGGAGTTGCAAATTTCACTCGGAATCCAACAAGGCAACGCACTCGGCGGCGGGTCGCCTTGCGGCATTGGAATCTTTGTCATCATCGGCGAAACCTCGGTCGGCACTCACGATGAAATCATCTACGGCAAAGTCTATTGCCCGGCGTGCGGAACGCTGGTTGTGGACTTTGACATTGCCGACGACTGCGACGTTACCGGAGTGACGATCACGGGAGGGTTCACGATTGCGGCCTGACTGTGGACATTATTCGGACGCGCCAAGCGACTCGATGCGTTGCGGACTTCTCGCCGGCATGGTTCTTCCTGGTCCCGGACGGCCAAATCATCCCTGCGCTATGTGTGTGACGCAATGGACGGAAGGCGAACCGACCGAATCAAACCGGACGCCGACGTTGCTGCAAATTGGGGCGTTGAGTCAACGGATGGCGGCATTACCTGGAAGTCTGCCAAAGCGGGAACCGCAACCGGCGGACGTGCTGCCGATGCCGGCGATCCCGCAAATGCTGGGCAACTTCGCGACGGCCATTATGGGCTGGATTTCGGGCGGATGCAAAGTCGTCGACGAATCGACGTTTCGCGCTCGCCTGGGAGTCTGCCGCGGCTGTCAATACTGGTCTGAGGATGCCCGGGCCGGACTTGGAAAATGCGGACATCCGCAATGCGGCTGCACGCGATTCAAAATGCACCTCGCAACCGAGAAGTGTCCGCTTGGGCTGTGGAGTTAATCGCCAATGACGGTACGCCAAATGCGTGATTCGCGTTCGAGCCATTCGGACCACGAACAACCGCGCCAAAGCACAGTCTCGGTGCG